AGTGGAGCCTTTGCTTCAGAAACTATTGAACACTATGTAGGTTTAGACCCTAGAAAAGAGAATCATCCTATATATGAAGAACAAAGAGATTTCTATACTAAACATACATCTTTCTTTGAGAACCCAACCAAAACAACATTTTATGAATCACCTGCAGAAGATTTTGATTATAGTGAGTATAATGATTATTTTGATTTAGTATTCACATCACCTCCTTATTTTAACGTAGAGAGATACTCACATGATGATACTCAAAGTTGGATAAGATATAAAGATATAGATGGGTGGAATAAAAACTTCTTACATAAAGCATTAGATAAAATTATTCCAACAGTTAAGAAGGGTGGATTGATTGCAATAAACATATCAGATGTTTATACTGCAGGTAAAGGTGGTAAAACATGGAAAGAGATTACCAATCCAATGGGAGATTTTCTAACATCTAAAGGGTTAAAATACAGAGGAGCAATAGGAATGGAAATGGCCAAGAGACCTAATAGTGGTGGAGCAGGTACAGTAAAAAGTACCGAATCAAATGAAAAACAATACTCTGAAGAGGTATTGAAACTATCCGAAGAAACTAAAGACAAAACTTTCGCAGAACCAATTTGGATTTTTGAAAAATAATTCAAAAATGCCTTGGAGCTTTAATATATTTTTCGTATATTAGCTTTGTAAGATTGAGGGTTTATCCTCTACTAAAACTAAAAAATGGAATATAGAAAATTAAGTTATGGGTTCAAACATGAGTTACTAACTCTTGATGAATTTAGGAGTGGGTATCTTTTAGATACTGATTGTCAACCAATCGGACAGAGGTTGGATACCGAAGTAGTTGGTAAAAAAGAAGGAATCATTGGTTCTATATTAGATGGACAAGATATAGGAATGATTACTATTGGTGAATCACCTAAAAACAAATTGTACAAATACGAATCAATTGATGGTGGTCACAGAAAAAGATACATCAAAGGTTATATGGAGAATAAATTTCCTGTCAGAGGAAAGTATTTTTCACAACTTTCTGATGAAGATAAAAAGTTATTCAAAAACTATCAGATGGTTTTATGTATTTACGGTCCTCTTTCAGTTTTTGAAAAGGGATTTGTATTTAGAAACATGAATCTAACAACTGATGTAAATCACCAAGAACATAGAAATTCATTTGGTGATATTGATATTGCCAACTTGATTAGATTCCAAGTAAGGAATGTGGTTGGTATCAATAACATACCTCACCAATTATTTGAATCAAGTGGTAAACATTTCAGATACTTAGGATTTAACAACAACAGATTGAGACAAGAACAATATGTAACTTATTTTACTTATAGATTGTTTCAAGATGAGAAAGTTGGTTCTGGTTCTCAGAGTGAACTTACTAAGTTTTATGAAAACGATTTTACTAAAGAACAAATAGATAAACTAAAAAGTGAACTTGATGAGTTATTATCATTCCTTTTAAATTGTAGTGTTGCTTTCAAAAAGAAAAGTACCACTGGTTTATCCCAAAGATATTTTAAAGTACTTTCTTTCCTTTGGTTTCATATGATGGATAATTGTAAAAAGTTTAAGGTTAAGAACAATGATTATCAAAACTTGATGAAACTATTCCAAGAGGCCGATTTAAGGGTTCAGAGGAAAGAAGAATTGATAGATTTAGATTTTGATGAAGGTAGAACAATTGGCCAGGCATATATGAATTATCCTGGTGGTTATACTGATAAATCAGATGATAAAGTAAAACAAACACTTATTTGGTTATTAGAAGAACTTGATATTGATGATATCTTTATTGAGTTGGATAATAAGAGAAGTTATACTAAACAAGAAAAAATAAACAAATTGATTGACCAGGATTATAAATGTTACATAACTGGTCAAGATGTTGATTACAAAGATTGTGAGGCTGCCCACATTACCGCATATGATAATGGAGGTAAATCTACTTACGATAATTTTGTAATGGTGTTGAAGAAACACAATAGAGATATGGGAACTATGAATCTCCATGATTATATGGAAACTTTAAAAAAATAATATTTGTACCAAAACATTTACTACCAAAGAGAAAAGAATCTCATACACTTGTGGGATGACAAATTAGGATATAGAACTTTCCCCTACACAAGATATGCGTATGAAAAAGCTGATAGGGGTGAATATCGTTCTATCTATGGAGATAACCTAACAAAGATTTACAAATTCTCAAAAGATAATCCAGACCTATTTGAATCTGATGTTGCTGAAACTACTAGAGTTTTGGTAGATACATATTCAGATTCCGATGATATATCTAAAGGACACGTTGTTCTTACATATGATATTGAGGTTGAGATGGAAAGTGGATTACCAGATACTCAGAAAGCAGAGAATGAGATTACTTCTATTGCACTACATGATTCAGCAACAAAACAGTATTGGGTATTGGTTGTTGATAAGAGTGGTAAGATGGTTGAAAAGAAAACCGATAAGGCAATAGTAATACCATTTCAAGATGAGAGAGATTTACTTGTAAAGTATTTAGAGTTATATGAAATGATTAATCCTTCAATTGTGACTGGATGGAATATTGATTATTTCGATACACCATATCTTTACAATAGGATAAAAAGATTACTAGGTGAAAGACAGGCAAATAGATTATCACCAATCGGACAGTGTTTCTGGTCTCCTTACAGACAGAGATTCTTCATGGCTGGTGTATCTTATTTAGATTACATTTCACTTTATAAAAACTACAACTATGGTGAACTACCAAACTATCGATTAGATACAGTTGGTAAGATTGAAATCAACAAAGGTAAGATTGAATATCAAGGTAACTTAGACCAATTATTCAGAGATGATATTGATAAGTTTATTGAATACAACTTAGTGGATGTTGAGATTGTTGTAGAACTAGATGAGAAACTTCAGTTCATTGATTTATGTAGAGGTATCTGTCATGCAGGACATGTACCATATGAAGATTTTGTTTACTCATCTAAATATTTAGAAGGTGCTTTACTAACATATCTTAGAAGAAGAAACTTAGTTGCACCTAATAAACCAGCGGATAGAAGAGAACGAATGGAGGCTCTTAAAGAACGAGGTGATGATAAATTCATCGGAGCATATGTAAAGGCACCTATCGTTGGTAAGTATGATTGGGTATATGATTTAGATTTAACTTCACTATATCCATCTATTATTATGACCCTTAATATATCACCTGAAACTAAGGTTGCTAAGATTCACAATTGGGATGCCAATAAATTTATTAAGGGAGAAATCGATACTTACACAATCGGAGATGATACTATCAAAAAAGAAAATCTTAAAGATTACTTAAATGATAGTAAATTTTCTGTATCATCTAATGGAGTACTATATAGAACCGATGAGGTTGGTTGTATTCCAGGTATTCTTGATTTGTGGTTTGCACAAAGAGTTGAGTACAAAAATGAAATGAAAAAATATGGAAAAGCTGGAAACAAAGAAAAATATGCCTTCTATCACAAAAGACAGTTGGTTCAAAAGATTTTACTTAACTCTTTGTATGGTGTTCTTGGCCTTCCTGCCTTTCGGTTTTATGATATTGATAACGCAGAGGCAGTTACGACAACGGGCCAAACAGTTATTAAATCAACTGCCGATATGGGGAACATCAAATACAACAAAGAACTTGGAGAAAAAGATTTAGATTCTAACATATACATTGATACTGATTCAGTTTTCTTTTCTGCAGTTCCTTTGATGGATAAAAGATATAAAGATTGGAAAGAAAAAGACCAAGATACAATTGCTGGATATGTAAATGATATTGCCGAAGAAATGCAAGATTACCTCAATGATTTCTACGATATACTTTCTCAAAAAGTTCTAAATGTTGATAAAGATAAACATAGATTAGAAATTAAGAAAGAATATGTTGCAAAGGCTGGATTGTGGATTGCCAAGAAAAGATATGCTCAATGGATTATTTCAGATAATGGAGTACCTGTTGATAAATTAGATGTAAAGGGATTAGATGTTAAACGAAGTAGTTTCCCTAAGGCATTCCAAGAAATCATGTCAGATGTTCTTATATCAATTCTACGAGGTGAAACCGAAGAAGAAATATCAGATAAGGTATTATCATTCAAGAAATCAATGACTTCATTAGATGTTACAACTATTGCTAAGAATTCTGCAGTAAAGAATCTAACAAAGTATCTACCCAAGAAAGGTAAAAGACAATTATTCTCGATAATGAAAGGTACACCTGCTCATGTTAAAGCAGCAATCATGTACAACGATTGTTTGAGACACTTTAATTCACCATTCAAGTACGAACCCATGAGGGATGGTGATAAGATAAAATGGGTTTATTTAAAAAATAATCCACTAGGATTAGATGGATTAGGGTTTACTGGTTATTCAGACCCACCAGATATAAAGGACTTCATTGAAACCTATGTTGACCATAATAGAATCTTCGAAAGAGAGTTACATAGAAAACTCCAAGATTTTTATGATGCAATCGGTTGGGGTGAAGTAATATCAGAACAAAAAACAGCGGAAAAATTCTTTTCGTTTTAACAAATTGTATATATTTATATATGATAAAACTTAATACACTAAATTAATTATACATGGAAAAATCAAGAATCAATCGCTTCGTATCGAAGTACAACTTGGCAGGTTTAGTAGAATCTGTAAAATGGGAATCAAAAGATGGTTCTCTTACTACCTCATTCATTTCGGATGATAAATCAGTATTAGGAACAGTTTCCTTATCTGAGTTCGACTTTGAAGATACATCCTTCGGAGTTTATGACACTTCAAAACTAACAAAAATGTTAGGTGTTTTATCTAATGATATCGAGTTCGATGTTACCAAAACAGAAGATAAAGCAATTTCACTTAAATTTAAAGATGGTGCAACTTCAGTAAACTATATGTTGGCTGATTTATCGGTTATCCCTTCAGTACCAGATTTAAAACAACTACCTGATTTTAATATCACTATTAACTTAGATGATACTTTCATCAACAGATTCATCAGAGCTAAATCAGCATTACCAGATGAAAACAATTTCACATTTACTTGTAAGAACAATCAAGGAAGTATTATCTTAGGTTATTCTAACATCAATACAAACAGAATTAAAATTGATGTAGATTGTACTTGTGATGGTGATGTTGACCCAATTGCATTCTCTGCAAACTTCTTGAAAGAAATTTTAGTTGCTAACAAAGAAGCAAAAGATGCAACTTTAAAAATATCTTCTGATGGATTGGCACACATTTCATTTGAAGTAGATGGATATAAATCAGATTATTATTTAGTACAAATTCAATCTTAATGAACTTTTACCAGAGGAGTAAATTTTCCGAGTTTAAATCAAACACGTCTTACCACGAACTCTTATCTAAATCTGATGAAGAGTTTGTGGCTTGGGCTCGTTTACTTCGTAAGGAAGTAACCGACCAGTGGGATGAACGAGGAACTCCGCCTGTAATTGGTAGGGATGAAGATGGTATTGTAGAAAAGTTTAAGAAACTAAAATCCAATCCAGCAAACTATTGGGTAAAGGATAAAACTGGTGATGAAGAATCATTAGGTATAATCCAAAACTTCAATAAAGATGCATCAGTTGTAAATCAGTTTTTTCCTACAATGTTAAAAACAAAGATTTCAAGTGGTAAATCAGCTGATGGTGGATTATCTATCTATGACCATTTCTCAGACCCAGAGTTAGAAGAAAAGTTTGTAAGAATTATGAAACGAGCAGTTAAGAGGGATTCAATGTACTCTTGGTCTCGTTCAATAGTAGATAAAAAAGATGAGAATCCATTTTGGAATGGTCAAGATGGTGTTCAGTTTATAAAAGATGTACACGATGGTAAAGTATTCAAAGGTGAGTACAAAGATTTAGGTATCGTTCTTGCAAAGGTAAAAACTTCTACGTTAGAAAACTATGGTACATTCAACGAAGGATATGTTGGGTTTGGTAATTTATATCTAAATGCAGAAGAAGTAAATGGATTAGTTGCAACTGGTTATCTTAATGATATTCAAATATCTAATCTTGGTGAAATTGTTGATTCAACAACCTCAGAGGCCGGAACAGTTACTAAATACAAATACCTAATTAGATGGTATGATAAAAATGATGGTATCTTTCCTAAGATACTACAAGTATTTAGATTAAGTTGTGGACAACCAGCAGTAAACTTCCCTGCACTAACTGCAAAGTGGATTTACGAAAACTATACTAAACACATTGATACAGATGAACCATTACATATTTATGATTCATCAAGTGGTTGGGGTGGTAGAATCATCGGAGCTATGAGTTCTCGTAAGAAAGTTCACTATGTTGGTACAGACCCTAATCCTGATAACTTCTTAGATGATGAAGGAATTTCTCGTTATGAATATGTTGCCAAGTTTTACAATGATAATTGTGTAGATGATTTCTCGGATAAACTTACATCATTCTTTGATGTTAAAAAACAAGGTAATACATACGAACTATTTCAAGATGGTTCAGAACTAATCTCAAACAATCCAAAGTTCCAAAAGTATAAAGGTAAATTAGATATTTCATTTACTTCACCTCCTTACTTTAACAGAGAACAATATTCACAAGATGAGAACCAATCGTTCAAAGCGTATGGTGAGTATGAGGATTGGAGAGATAACTTCTTAAAACCTACTCTAACAACGATTTATGAGTACCTTAAGAATGATAGATATATTCTTTGGAATATTGCTGATATCAAGATTGGTAAATCAGTTTATTATCCATTGGAACAAGATTCAATCGATATCCTAAAAGAGTTAGGATGTGAGTACAAAGGTAAACTTAAAATGTTGATGACAAGAATGGTTGGGTTAGACCCATCTAAGAGTGGAATTAAAAATGCAGTAAAACATAATGGGAAGGCTTATAAGTACGAACCTATTTTTGTTTTTCATAAAAAATAAATAATGGCAGATACAGATAAATTAATAAAATTGTTAGAAACTCTCAAAGAAGATTTTGAGATGTTACAAGATGGTAAATGGGACTTAAATTATTCTGATGGTTCTGAGATAGTAGCATCTTTAGATAATGTAGAAGAGGCCATAACAATAGCAAAAAATATAAAATCATCATCCAAAAACAAAACATTTCAATATGTAGCTACAGAAGGATGGACAACTAATATAACGTAATATATGGGATTCTTTCAAGATACGACAAACAAAGAGGTTAATAACTCTTTATGGGTTGAAAAATACAGACCACAGAAACTCGATGAGTATGTGGGAAATGAACATCTCAAATCCAAAGTAAAGGATTACTTAACGAGTGGAGATATCCCTCACCTTTTGTTCTTTGGTAAAGCCGGTACAGGTAAAACAACATTAGCAAAACTTATAGTAAACTCAATTGATTGTGACCATATCATCATTAATGCCTCTGATGAGAATAATGTAGATACAGTTAGAAACAAAGTAAAAGGTTTTGCTTCCACAGTTGGATTTAAGGATTTGAAAGTAATCATCTTAGATGAGTTTGATTACATGACACCAAATGCACAGGCAATCCTTAGAAACTTAATGGAAACATTCTCAAGGCATTGTAGATTCATTCTAACTTGTAACTATGTTGAAAAGGTTATTTCACCTATCAGAAGTAGAACACAAGAGTTTCAGATTGTACCTCCATCTAAGAAAGAAGTTGCAGTTCAAATCTCACAGATTTTAGGTTCAGAGGCAATAACATTTGAACCAAAAAACTTAGTTCCGATTATAGATGCTTCATATCCTGATATTAGAAAGATTATAAATACTTGTCAATTGAATTCTCATAAAGGTGAGTTGAAGATTGATACTAAAAATGTTATTGAAGGTGATTTAAAATCTAAACTAATTGATATCTTTACATCAAAGGATGATAAGAGAAATAAGTACATGAAGATTAGACAGGCAGTTGCAGATTCTCGTACACAAGATTTTACTGATTTATATTCTTATTTTTATGAGAAGGTTGATGATTATGCAGAAGGTAATACCGCAAACGTAATATTAACAATATCAGAAAGACAATCTAAAGATGCATTAGTTGTAGATAAAGAAATACAATTTATGGCATTGATGATAGAACTATTAAACTTACTAAACTAAAATGGCAAAAATTATAGGAATGGGTAACAATACCCCACCAAAACAACCACAACAACCAAAGATTGATTTAAATAAATCAAAACCAATGGTTTGTAATCATTGTGGTTATGATGTGTTTTTACCTGCAGTGAAATTTAGAACAATATCTAAGATAATCACAGGTACTCCACAAGATGTTATGATACCAGTTGATGTGTATTGTTGTGGAGAATGTGGTGCAGTTAAAGAAGAATTGATTCCGGTTGAAATTCGAAATTTAGATAATGAGAAGTAGTAAACGATTAGATAGAAACTATAAAGATTATATACAAAATATATCTGATTTTCCAATAAAAGGAATTCAGTATAAAGATATTCAACCATTACTAGCAGATACTAGAGTATTTGAAAATGTAATAGAAGATATGGGAGACCTTGTTGAGATTCCAAACTATTGGGTTGGAATTGAATCACGAGGATTTTTATTTGCTTCTGCACTTGCTTTCCATTTTGGTGGTGGAGTTAGAATGATTCGTAAAAAAGGTAAACTTCCAAACAAACAATTATTTTCAGTATCTTATGGATTAGAGTATGGTAAAGATACACTAGAAATGGCATATCTACCAGAACATGATTTAGGTGATTGTGTACTTGTAGATGATGTACTTGCAACTGGTGGTACTATCAAAGCAGCAGAAGATTTATGTAAGATGGTAGGATTAAATGTAACCGATAAATTAGTTTTACTAGATATTGGATTGTATGATGGTTATGATGTAAAAAGTTTAATTAGTTATAATGAGTAAGTATCTTTTTTTATCGGCAACTGATTTAGAACACAACGAACTAGAAATTTTTGGAAGTGAGATTCATATTATAGGAGTAGGTAAAATAAATGCTGCTATGAATACAACACGATTGATTGAAAAATATAATCCATCCCATGTAATTAATTTCGGTTCTTGTGGTAATCTACAAAACCATAAGATAGGAGAAGTACTTACAGTTGGTAAGGTCTACAATAATATAGATGTAAGACCTTTTGCTGAATATGGACATACCCCCTTTCATGGGTTGGGTGCCATAACTCTTCAAGGTAAATCAGATATCAAATGTTTTTCAACAGACCAATTTTACGATAAACATAGAACAGATTATGCCGATAAATACTTAGAGATGGTTAAGAAGTGTGATATTGTTGATATGGAATTATATTCTATCGCACAAGTTTGTTCTCGTTATAACAAACTATTATACTCATTCAAGTGGATAAGTGATGATGGTGATTCATCAAAATGGGAAGAGAATGCTAAGAAAGGGTATATCAATTTTAAACAAAGAATAAAACAATTATTTACAGATGGCAAAAACCTTATTTGACCACATAAAGGCAGTTACACAGTTTCAAGACCCAAAGTATTGGGATAAACTTGAAGAGACTGATAAGAAAACATGGAGTAATTACATGGTACAAAGATTCTTATCTATGAATCCAGATTGGATTACTACAATAGCAGATTTAGAACCATTCGTAGAGAGATTAAATCCAGAACAATTTTATCTAACTATGATTAATGTTATACCAAAGGGTAGACATTATCTAAAATATGTTAAAGGTAAGAAGGTAGATAAGTATGAAGATTTTTTGATTGATTTAATCAAAGAAGATTTTCAAGTATCGAAAATTCAGGCAGAAGAGTATTGTGAAATATTATACGCAACAAGAGAGGGAAGAGAAAATATAAAATATATCTGCGAAAAATATGGAGTAGATAAAAAACAAATAACAAAATTAAAACTTAAAATATAATTGGTAAAAAGATTGTCCTTCTTTAGTAACGGGACATAAAAAAATACTTAAAAAGAAAACAAGTATGGGTTACTAAATTTAATTTAACTTAATTAACAAAAATTAATTATTATGAGAAAACTATTATTAGTTGGATTGATGCTCTTAACGAGTATCACTACTTTTGCACAAATTAGTGGGAAAGTATTTGACAATGAGACTGGTGACCCATTACCTGGTGCTACCATTATCATTGAAGGAACAGCAGATGGAACTGTCTCTGGTTTTGATGGCACGTTTAGTTTGGATGTTTCAGAAGGAGAAGCACTTATTGTTTCTTACTTAGGGTACGAAACCATAATAGTAGCCGCAGAATTAAACATGGAGGTAGGTTTAGACCCTGACCTTAATGTACTCGGTGAAGTAGTGGTTAGTTCCGGTGTAATCGATATCGCGAAAGTGAGAGAAACTCCTGTAGCAGTATCTACGATTTCACCAAGAGAAATTGCTCTTAAAGTTGGAAACCAAGAGTTTCCAGAAATTATGAACAAGACACCAGGCGTTTATGCTACCAAACAAGGTGGTGGTTATGGTGACTCAAGAATCTCTCTTAGAGGATTTGACCAAAGAAACACATCTTTCCTTATCAATGGGCAACCAGTTAACGATATGGAAAATGGATGGGTTTATTGGTCTAACTGGCAAGGTCTTACAGATGTTGCAAGTGGTATCCAATTACAAAGAGGATTAGGAGCTTCGAAATTGGCAGTACCATCAGTAGGTGGAACTGTTTCAATTTTTACAAAAGCAGCTGAGGCTAGAGAAGGTAGTTCGGTACAACAAGTATTCGGTAACGATGGTTACAATAAAACTACTGTTGCTCACTCAACTGGTCTAAATGAAAATGGATGGGCAACATCTGTACTACTTTCTAAGTGGGCAGGTGATGGGTATATCTATAATACAAGTGGTGAGGGTTACACTTACTTCTTTGCATTAGGATATGCACCTGAAGATTCAGACCACTCAGTTAACTTTTCATTCTTAGGTGCTGGACAATGGCACCACCAAAGAGATGTTTGGGTTTCTATTAGAGATTACCAAAACTTTGGTGAAGAAGGAATTGATAGAAGATGGAACACCAATGGTGGTACATTAAATGGAGAAGAATATTCTTTAAGAAGAAACTTCTATAACAAACCATTGGCAACTCTTAACTGGGATTGGGATATTAACTCTAACCTTAAATTAGCTACATCATTATATGGTTCGGCTGGTAGAGGTGGAGGAACAGGACCAAGAGGTAGAAACTACTACAACTCGGAAACTGATATCTTACCATTCAGAAAAGACCTTACTGAACACTACTTAGAAAATGGTAGAGGTTCAAGAACACCAGAAGGATTTATTGACTTCGATGCTATTGTTGCATTTAACCAATCAAACACAGACCCATATAGTGGTGGTTTACCATTTGAAGGTCAGTTAATTGGTTCTAATGGATTCAATGAAGATGGTGTAAACAGAAGTGCCTTGATTAGAAGAGCATCTATGAACTCTCATAACTGGGTTGGAGCAATCTCTAACTTAGAATATGAAAGTGGAAATTGGAAAACTTCGATTGGTGTTGATTTGAGAAACTACACAGGATTCCATTACAGAGTATTAAATGACCTTCTTGGATTAGATGGTTATTACTCAACTGGTAATGATAACTCTGCAGGACAAATCATCAACACTTTAGTTGATGCTAATCCTTTCCAAAATACAGGTTTAAATGGCCCTAAAATCGCTTACTACAATGTTGGTAAAGTTGGTTGGCAAGGTGTAAATGGTTTAGTTGAGTATAACAACTCTACTATATCTGCTGTATTACAAGGTGGTTTATCTAATCAATCATTCCAAAGAATTGATTACTTTGCACAACCTGATAATCCAGAATCAGATACAGAAAATGTAGGTGGTGGATATGTAAAAGGTGGTGCTAACTACAACATTAATGATTCACATAATGTGTTCTTTAATGCTGGATTCATTTCAAGACAACCAAACTTTGATGGTGTATTCCCTAACTATGCAAACAATGTTAATCCTGATTTACAAAATGAGGAAATTACATCAGTTGAATTAGGTTATGGTTTCGTTAGTAATAACTTCAGAGCAAATGTAAACTTATACTCTACTAATTGGGGTAATAGATTTGTAACAAGAAGTTTATCTAACCAACAAGGTGTTGATGGATTCGCACAATTTAAAGATATCGATGTTGTACACAATGGATTGGAAGTTGAAACAGTATGGGATGCTACAAGTAGATTAAGATTAAAAGGTATGTTATCAATCGGTGATTGGAGATATACTAAAGATTTCTCAGCTGAGTTATTCGATGATAATCAACAATCAATTGGTACTGGTACACTTTACTTAAAAGATGCTAAAGTAGGAGATGCGGCACAATTCGTATCTTACTTAGAGGCAGATTATAAGATTGGTAAATTTAATGTAGATTTAGGATATAGATTTGTAGATAATCTTTTCGCAGATTACTCAATTACTGATTCAGAATTTACACAACCTGATAATGCAGGTGCATTGAAGTTACCATCTTATGGATTAGTTGATTTAGGTTCTACCTTCAGATTCAACTTATTCGGAAATGATGCTTCATTCAGAGTAAATATCAACAATTTGTTTGATACTACTTACATTGCAGAATCTAACACTAACATTCATGCAGGAGATGCTTCTCAAACATGGAATGGTGTTGATACGAGAAACTCAGTATGGTTCGGATTCGGACGTACTTGGAACGCTTCTCTTAAATACAGATTCTAATAACAAAATAATAAGAGGGGGAAATTTCATTCCCCCTTTTTATTATTATGAAAAAACTTATACTCAATACACTATACTTTATTTGGAATTTTTTAGTTTCAAGAAGTTTGTTCCCCAAATTTTGTGAAAAAATAAACCTACTAATTAATAAATTAGAATCATAATGAAAACAAAAAAAGCAAAAAGTAAAATAGATTTATTATATCAATATGGCGTAATATACTTAGGAACATCATTTATGATGTTATCTCCTTTTTTTATCGATTTGATATACGGTAAAATAGGAATGATGTTAGGTTTAATCCTAATAACGATTCAAACACAAAAAACAAAACAGTATAACCTATCGTTATTAAACTTAGTAGGATTTAGTGGTTATTTATATTCATTGATAAAAACCTTATTATGAAAAAGTTATTATTAGTACTATCAGTACTACTCCTTAGTTCTTGGGGTAAAATAGGACACAGAACTGTTGGTGAGATTGCACAAAGACAACTATCATTCACCGCAGAACAAAAAATAAATGAAATATTAGATGGACAATCACTTGCAGTTGCAAGTACATGGGCAGATGAAATGAGAAGTAATCCAGAGTTTGATAAATATTCAACTTGGCATTATGTTAATCTTCCTCTTGATAAAGAATATGGTGATGTAGAACATTTAGGACCAAATGTAGTTAAGATGATTAACACAGCAATTCCTATTTTACAATCACCAATGGCTGATAAAAAAACAAAACAATTTTGGTTAAAGTATTTAGTTCATATGGTTGGTGATGTTCATCAACCACTTCATACAGGTAGAGAAGAAGATTGGGGTGGAAACAAAATTAATGTTTACTTCAAAGGTAGAAAAGATGCTGAGGGTTTAACTAACTTACATGATTTATGGGATGCTGGATTGATTGATGATTATAAAATGAGTTATACAGAATATGCTACCAAACTACAAAATCAATTTAAAGATACAATAGTAGAACAAGGAGTTCCTGAGGATTGGGCAAATGAATCTCATGAGTATGTATCTAAGATTTATGAAACAAAGGATGGTTCATATTTATCATATGACTATGTATATGAGAATTTACCAATCGTAGATGAGAGATTGTATTTAGCTGGAATCAGATTGGGTAACCTTTTAAATGATATATTTGGAGAATGAGCAAATTGATAAACCTCTTCGGTGGACCTGGTATTGGGAAATCCTCAATAGCAAATGGTATCACCTACAAACTCAAAAAGAAACATATAAGTTGTAACAATCCCTATGAATTCCCAAAAAGATTAGCTTGGGACCACAACATACCAGCAATATCAGACCAGTTGTATGTATTTGCTAATCAACATAGAGGAATAGCAGAATGTTATAATAAAGTAGATTATATAGTAATTGATTCACCAATTTTATTTTCTACAATTTACCACAGATATTACACAGAAGGATATCCTGCTGAATTTTATGGAGAACCTTTCCATAACTTAGTTATTGATTTACATTCAAAATATGATAGTATCAATATCTTATTAAAACGAGGTGAATCGGTACACAATGATGATGAGAGATTTCAAGATTTAGAAAAATCAATTGAGATAGATAAATTGTGTAAAAAAGTATTAGATGAAAACAAAGTTCCTTACCATGAAATAGAGGTTGGGCCGAAAACAGTAAAAAAAGTTATGAAATTATTAGGAAAGTCCAAATAAATTTCGTATATTTGTAAAACAAAAATAAATTATAATGGCAAACTTAACACAAATTGCACAGAAGTTCAGAGTATCTGAAAATTTTCTTAATTCAAAAGAAGATGGTTTGATAATAGTATCTAAATCTATCGAAGAATTAATCGGTGAAATGAATTTACAAAGAAATCTTGATGAAAATAGAAAACAATCTATCATTGAAAAGTTAGAAAGATTATCAGAGTTCTGTAAAGAAGTAAAAAATTCAACATTTTAACATGGCATTTTTTGAAGATACAACAAACCAAGAGGTAAACAACTCATTGTGGGTTGAAAAATATAGACCTCGTAAACTAACAGAATATGTTGGTAACGAACACCTGAAACAAAAAGTAAGTGATTACCTTCAGAGTGGAGATGTACCTCATCTTTTATTCTTTGGTAAAGCTGGTACAGGTAAAACAACCTTAGCTAAGTTGATTGTAAATTCAATTAGTTGTGATTATATTGTTATAAATGCATCTGATGAGAATAATGTAGATACAGTTAGAAACAAGGTAAAGGGTTTTGCTTCCACGATTGGTTTTAAGGATATGAAAGTAATCATACTTGATGAGTTCGATTACATGACACCAAATGCACAGGCAATCCTTAGAAACTTGATGGAAACATTCTCAAAACATTGTAGATTTATTCTAACTTGTAATTATGTTGAGAAGGTTATTGACCCGATTCAAAGTAGATGTCAAACATTTCAGATTGTTCCTCCATCTAAAAAAGAAGTGGCAGTACAAATCTCACAAATTTTAGGTAAAGAGGGAGTTAGTTTCAAACCAACAGACCTTGTACCTATCATTGATAGTTCATATCCTGATATTAGAAAGATTATTAACACTTGTCAGTTAAATTCTACCAAAGGACAATTAAAACTTGATACAACCTCTGTAATCGATTCGGATATTAAATCTAAGGTAGTTGAGATTCTTAAAGGTTCTGATGCTAAACCAAACAAATGGAAGAATATCAGACAGGCTGTTGCTGATGCAAGAATACAAGATTTTACAGAACTATATACATTCTTATATGAAAAGGTAGATGATTATGGTGGTACTAATACTTCAAACATAATCCTAATTCTTTCTGAATCACAACACAAAGATGCATTGGTAGTAGATAAAGAAATTACTTTTATGAGTTGTATAATTCAGATTGTTGGTATATTATGATAAACAAATTAAAAAAACTTTGGAAGTATTTAACTTGGTTAGAAGAACAACGAATGAAAGCTGTAATCAAATGTGGTAGTGCAGGCCCTTTACTATGATAAAGTTAGAAACAGATTCACTTGATGTATTGAGAAGAACACAACCAAAATTGATGGTTATGTTTGGTACTGATTGGTGTGGAAATTGTGATATCCTTAAACCAGAGTTTGAACGAGTTTCTAATTTATACAAACAAATTCCTTTTGTATTTATAAATCCCGATGAATCACCCCAAAGTAAAAGTTTAGTTGATTTAACAAATATACCAATGGTAGTTGCTTTTAAAAAAGGTAAGGTAATTGCAAATGAGTATGGAAATAAAAAAGAAATAGTACAGAATGTACTAAATATTCTTTTGTAGTATGAGTATTTTAGATAAATATGTATGTAAAAACCCATTTAACTATTTAGATTCTCAAGGTAAGCAATCATATATATGTTGTCCATCTTGGTGTGATACTGATATAAACTATGAAAAAAATGATAGTTTGGGATGGGAAACAAGTAGGGCAAATGAAATACGAAAATCAGTATTAGATGGTTCGTATAAATTTTGTGATAAAAAAGTTTGTCCAAGTTTAAATGAACTCATTCATAAAAAAACAATTCCAGATAATTTTATAGAAAAAAATAAATTTACTGATTATTATGGTATAAATAATATAGAAGATGTTTATAATATTAATTTTTATCCTGAATTTATATTATTTGGATTTGATAGAAGTTGTAATTTAAAATGCCCATCTTGTAGACATTCTCTTGTACCAAATGATAGAAAAAATACTCCTCAATATATTCAAAAAAATAAAATATTAGATATTATAGAACGAAAGTTTTCTAAAAATGTAAAAAGATTATTGATAACAGGAAGTGGAGACCCATTTTATTCGAATATTTATAGAGAATATCTCCAAAACTTTAACAAATCAAAGTATTCTAAATTAGAATGTATAAAAATAATCACTAATGGTAGAATGTTAAACAAAAAAATGTGGGATAGTTTAAATTGTACTGAATATATAAAAGATATTGAAGTATCAATTGATGCTGGTAGTAAAACTACATACGAAAATATTACGAGACTTGGTGGTAGTTGGGATGAGTTGATTGAAAATCTAAAATTTATAAATACAATACCTACTATTGGTATCATACAGTTATCATTTGTAGTAAATGAATATAATTTTCATGAAATGAACTCATTTTATAATACTATGATAGATATTTTTGGTAAAAGTAGTAGAAGAAGGAAAGTAGAAATAGTATTTAGACAGCATGTTTATTGGGAAAGTGGTAAGTATTCAAAAGAGGAAGTAGAATCTATTAAAGTATTTGAACCACATCATCCAAAATTTTCTGATTTTGAAAAAGAGTTTAATATTTTATATAGAAAACCTTATGTAAATCATAATTTTAATCACTTAATGAAAAAAACTTTAGTTTAATTTGGATATATCGAAAAATTTTCGTATATTTACAAAGTAAATAATATAATATGAAATACGACCCAAATAATCCTTTAACCGATAAGGAGTTAGATAAGCTCGGAAAAGATGACTTTGATGGATTCTTAGAATACTTAGATGGTAAAACTGAACACCTAAAACAATTCAGTAAACCTCTAAGTTCTTATCATACCAAAAGATTTGCTGCTTTAGATAAAGCACAAAAGGGTGAGAAGATTACCGATGAAGAATTGAAATATGCTGAAAAGGTTGGTAAAGAGAATGAAGAAAAGGCTAAAGCTAAAATTGCAGATAGATTAGCTGAATATGAAAAGAACCATCCAAAGTATAGGGATGAAGGAATTAAAAATATAAAAACACATCGTTCTCAATGGTTCGATTAAATAAATAAATTATGGCAAAGATTATAGGAATGAATGGTGGTGGAAATACACCCCCACCTCAACAACCAAAGATAGATTTATCAAAGGCAACAGAAATGAAATGTCAAGAATGTGGAGGTACTGTATTTATACCAGGTACTAAGTTCTTAAAGATTTCTAAGATAGTAACAGGTACACCAAACGATGCAATCATACCAGTAGAATTATATCTATGTGGAGATTGTGGTGAGATAAATCAAGAGTTACTACCCAACGAACTAAAAGGAAATGGCAAAAACTAAATCATTATTTGACCACATAAAGGCGGTTACACAATTTCAAGACCCAAAGTATTGGGATAAACTTGAAGATGGTGATAAGAAAACTTGGAGTAACTATATGGTTCATCGTTTTCTTTCTATGAATCCTGATTGGATAGAAGTTCTTTCAGAGATACAGCCTTATACTCAAACATTAGAACCCAAACAATTGTATCTTTCCCTTATTGGTATTATACCAAAAGGAAGATATTTTTTAAAATATACAAAAGGTAAAAAAGATAACAAATATGAAAGTTGGTTAGTTGATTTAATAATACAAGATTTTATGTGTTCTTCAAAAGAGGCAGAAGATTACTGTGAAATACTTTACTCAACAAAAGAAGGTAGAGAAAATATCAAGTATATCTGTGAAAGATATGGAATTGATAAAAAACAAATAACCAAACTAAAATTAAAAGTGTGAGTGATACTTTTTGTATATTACCCTTCATTCACTTATATAGCTCAACTGATGGTGAATTAAGACCTTGTTGTATAGCTGATTCATTTGATGATAAACCTAACATAAAAGAAGGAATTGAACCTGCATTCAACTCTAAAGAAATGAAAAATCTTAGAAAAGATATGTTGAATGGGGTTCGTAATAAAGTTTGTGATGTTTGTTATAAACAAGAAGATTTATCTTTATATAGTCCAAGGCATAGTTTTAATGATGGTTTAAAATATAAACAATATCAAATGCCCGAAGTAGAAGAAGATTTTTCAGTAGCTTCTGATTTTCAATACATTGATATACGATTTTCAAATCTATGTAACTTTAAATGTATAATGTGTACTCATGAATTTTCATCACAATGGTATGAAGATATGGGGTATGGACAAAAAGGTCAAGGTGATTATCAAAAAAATAATACAAAAATTATTAATATATCTGATAATATATTGGATGAATTAATCCCACATCTTTCTAAACTAAAAAGAATATACTTTGCAGGTGGAGAACCACTAATAATGAAAGAGAACTATAACTTACTTGATTTTTTAATCAAGAATAATCCATCAGAGATTTCATTACATTATAATACAAACTTATCAACCCTTTCATATCAAGGTAAATCTTATATGAAACTATGGGAAAAGTTCAAAAGAGTACATTTAGCTATATCTTGTGATGGTATTGGTGAGGTTGGAGAATATCAAAGAGTTGGATTTAAAACTAAAAAGTTGATGAAAAATCTATCAGAGATTAAAAAGTTATTCGTATGTTCTGGTGTTAAGGATACTGAAAATAAATTCACATTTGGATTCCAATATACTGTTACTCCAATAAATGTTTATCATATATTTGATTTCATGGATTATATGTTTGAAAATAATATAATCAAAAAATTTGATGAAGTAGAATTTTCTGATACGTTTGGGTATTTTGCATTAGAAAACTTATATGAAATTGAAAGACTTAAAATCAAAAAGTTTTTAAAAGAAAATGTAAAAAGATATGATAGTGATTATTTTAAATCTAATATAGATAAGATAATAAAATCTATGTTAAATAATTCACCATCCCATACTCCATTAGAAGTTAAAGATTCACTTAAATTTCTTGATGAAAGAAATGGACAAAATTATAAAGAAGTTACAAAAATAAATTTTAGATAATGCTTGGATTTTTCATTTATTTTTCGTATATTTACATAGTAAATAAAACAATATGGCAAGAGTAAGTTATTCTCAATATGGTATGTATTCAAGTTGTCAACAACAATACAAACTAAATTATATTGATAAGTTAGGAACATCATCGGCTAATATCCACACAATTTTTGGTAGTGCAATGCACGAAACAATACAACACTTCTTGGATGTGATGTATAATGTTACAAAAAAACAGGCCCTTCAATTGGATTTAGAAAAAATGTTGTACAAACAAATGGTAGACCATTTCAAGAAAGAATCTGATAAGATGGATGAAGGAATGTATCCTTGTAAGAAAGAAGAATTGGGTGAGTTCTTTGAAGATGGTAAACAAATTCTAAAATACTTTAGAAGTAAATTAGATAAGTTATATACTAAAAGTGGATATGAACTCGTAGCAATAGAACAGAGGTTGAATGCTGAGATTAAACCTGGTATTCATTTCATTGGTTTTATTGATGTACTTCTAAAAGATAAAACTACACAAGAATATATTATCATTGATTTGAAAACTTCAACAAGAGGTTGGAACAAATATCAAAAGAATGATAAAGTAAAAACCTCTCAGATGTTATTGTATAAAAAATTCTATTCAGATAAGTATGATATACCATTGGATAAAATCAGAGTAGAATATCAGATACTTAAAAGAAAACTATGGGAAGGTGCAGACTTTCCGATACCAAGAATATCAAAGTTTGTTCCCGCTAATGGAAAACCTTCAATGAATATGGCTTGGAAAAATTTTATGAACTTTGTAGATTCTGTTTATGGAGATAATGGTGATGTAATTCAAACCGTATTTCCAACTAACAAAGGTAAACCATGTGATTGGTGTGAATTTAAAGAAAGAGGACTTTGTTCTGCTTGGAATTAATCGTTTTTTAAATTTATATATATTTATATAAAATGACTTAAAAAAAGGATAGTTATGGCAGATACAAAACTAACAACTGTAAAAATCATTAAAGATATTTACTCAAAATTTAAAAGAATTTCTTTCGATTCTAATATCACCTTACAAAAATTAGTAAATCGTTCAGTCAACAAATATGTTGAAGATGAAGATTTTAGAAATGAAATAAATAATTACGAACACTTACAACAGAGTGGTTCTGCATTTTAAATATGAAACAACAAGATAACGGTAACAACCAACTTAACCAAACTCGCAATGAATTCAACGATAGAGTTGAAACTAAAAAATATTTAGGACAAACTATGAGAGTTAAGTTAAACCACCACAGAAGATTTAGAACAATTTAAATAAAGGTTAATGGCAAAGAAGAAAATTCTACTATTATCTGATGATTTGAGGATGTCATCGGGTATTGCAACCGTATCAAAAGAATTAGTTTTTGGTACATTCGAACACTATGACTGGGTACAATTAGGTGCGGCAGTGAATCATCCTGAAAAAGGTAAAGAAATTGATTTGGGTGAAGATGCTCGAAAACAAAGTGGTATCGAAGATGCTTCACTTAAAATCATTCCTTGGAGTGGATATGGTGATGCAAATATTCTTAGAGAATTAATCATGAGACATCAGCCAGATGCAATTCTACACTTTACAGACCCAAGATATTGGAGATGGTTATATGAGATGGAGGCTGAACTAAGACAAAACATTCCAATTCTATTTTATCATATATGGGATGATTTACCAGACCCTCACTACAACAGAGATTACTATGAATCATGTGATTGGTTAGGATGTATCTCAAGACAAACTTATGGTATTGTAAGTAGGGTTGGTAAGATTGATTCAGAAACAATTAAACCACTTGAAGATTGGCAAGTATCTTATGTACCTCATGGTATCAATCCCGATATATACAAACCAACCGAAGTACCATCAGAATTTAAACAAAAATTATTAGGTGATAAGGATTATAAGTTTGTTCTATTTTGGATGAATAGAAACATCAAAAGAAAACAACCATCTGATGTAATTTGGGCATTTAATAAATTCGTAAATGGATTACCAGAAGAAGATAGAGATAAGGTTTGTTTAATAATGCATACAAATCCAAAAGACCAAAATGGTACAGATTTAATTTCAGTTGCAGATAAATTAGCACCTGGTTGTGATATCAAATTTTCAACAGATAGAGTTTCTCAAAAAGAATTAAACTACATTTATAATCTATCAGATTGTACAATCAATATTGCAGGTAACGAAGGATTTGGATTAGTAACTGCCGAATCAGTAATGGCAGGTACTCCTATCATTGTAAATGTTACAGGTGGATTACAAGACCAATGTGGATTCAAAGTAGATGGTGAATATTTAACTTCAGAAGATTATAAAGAAATTGGTTCACTACATAATTGGAGAGAATGGGAAGATAAAGTAACTCATGGTGAGTGGGTAAAACCAGTATGGCCAAGAGTTCAAACAATGGTTGGTTCACTTCCAACTCCTTATATTATTGATGATAAAGTAGATGTACATGAAGTATCAGATGCGATTAAGTATTGGTATGATAAAACTTCAGAAGAAAGAAAAGAAGTTGGTCTAAAAGGTAGACAAGAGTTTTTAGGTGATATGGGATTGAATGCAAAATATATGTGTAAAACACTTGTTGATGGAATCACATCTACATTTAAAAATTGGAGACCTAAGAAAAAATTTAATGTTTATAAAATTAGGTAATGAGTAAACCAATCTTCATTGTGAGATTTCCTGGTTATTGGACGAATAACCAAGTGAATGAATCTCGTAGAGCAATCCATAATATGAAAGAACTCAATGAGGATTATCATTTGTTAACTTTACAAGATAATGAAATTGAAACTACAAGATTTGAATGTTACAATTCACCTCATGAGCCAGAAACATTAGAGGAAATTACAAAACTAACAAAACTCTCAATAGAGAGATGTTTAAGAAACGAAGAAGAAAACAGATTAAGAGAATTAGAAGATGAATAAACCATTATTAGTATTTCAGGCACCAATAGCAACAAGAAGTGGTTATGGTGACCATTCAAGAGATATCTTGAAATCATTATTTGAATTAGATAAGTACGATGTAAAGATTGTACCAACAAGATGGGGAAATACCCCACAAGACCAAATCAATCCACAAACTGAATTTGGACAAAAGATATTACAAAATATAGTAACTAAATTAGATAAACAACCTGATGTTTTTATTCAAGTATCAGTTGCAAATGAATTTAAAAGAGTTGCTAAATATAATATTGGTATTACTGCAGGAGTAGAAACAACAGTATCTCCTCAAGAATTTATTCAAGGTGGAAATAAAATGGATTTAATTATAACTCCATCTGAATTTACTAAAGATACTTTGGTAAAAACAATTTATACTCAAGTTGATAAAAATACTCAACAAAAAACAGGTGAACTTAAATTACAAAAACCAGTTGAAGTTTTATTCGAAGGAGTTGATACCACAATATTTAATGGTAAATCCAAATCATCTATATTAGATTCAGTTGATACTGATTTTAATTTCTTGTTTGTAGGACATTGGTTACAAGGAAGTTTAGGAGAAGATAGAAAAGATATAGGAATGATGATTAAAACATTTTGTACTATATTTCAATCTCTTCCAAAAGATAAACAACCAGGTCTTATATTAAAAACATCTAATGCTGGATTTTCAGTAGGAGCTAGAGAAAATGTTAAAAATCAAATAGAACAGTTAGTAGGTCAATTTGGTGATGAGTGTCCTCCTATTCATTTAGTATTTGGTGATTTATCTGAATCAGAATTAAATGATTTGTATAATGATGAGAAGGTAAAGGCAATGTTAATGTTCACAAAAGGTGAAGGTTATGGTAGACCACTTGCAGAGTTTGCTACAACAGGTAAACCAATCATCGTTTCCAATTGGAGTGGATATAAAGATTTCTTACCAAAAGAAAATACAGTTTA